AAATGGTAAATCAAGATTAGGTTTTAGTGTTGATAAAAAATACAAAAATATAACTACTTGGGGTTGTAATAAAATACATCACGAGGGTACAGTTGATAATTTAGTTGCCGTGGATTATATTGCACAACAAGAAGTATATCAAAGTGGTTATGCAAAAGAAAATGTATGTTGGTTTTTAGATTGGAACAAACTACCAAAACAATTTATTAATAAGCCTGCATTTGGTAGTAGACATCTTGAATTACTAAAACTAGGTTTTCTTGAAGATGAAATATTTTTATTAGGATTTGATTTGTCAACAGTAGATAAACCTTTGAGTAATGTATATCTCTGGAAAGATTATCAGATGGGATTTGATTCTACCACTTGGCAAAGTCAGATGAAAACAGTTATGAGAGAGTTTAAGAATGTAAAATTTACTTGGGTATCACCTATGTTAGAAACTGATAACTTTCAAGGTATTGATAATTTAAAATTTACAACAAGTGAAAAATTTAAGGAGTATTTATTATGTCATCATTATCAGGGGCATTAATTTATGGAAATGGTGAATCTCGTAAAGTTTGGGATGTAACCAAAGATTATAAAGGATTTACTACATGGGGTTGTAATGCCGCTTACAGAGATTGTAAAGTTGATAATCTAGTTGCCATAGATTATGGAATACAACAAGAGATATATCAATCTGGTTATGCATCTAAGAACTCTTGTTGGTTTGCAGATTGGAGCACACTAGAACAGTTTCATCCAGAGTTTCTAATGATGAACTATCCACAAGAACTAGTTTTTCAAACTGATAATCCAAACAATAGTGATATTTGTGTTGTACAAGGAAAAGAAGCAATAGATGCAGAAAGAAACTATCAAGAGATGATAAAGAACTTTCCATATCTTGACAAAGAAGATGTAAAAAGAAAATGTTATAAGAATGTGGGTCTATATGTTACATGGTTACAAGAGAATGATAAGATTAAAAATATAAAATATCCTAAAGCATGGTGTGCTGGAGCAACTGCAATGTATTTGGCATGTCAAGAGGGTGTAAGTGATGTTTATATGCTAGGATTTGATTTAAGTAGTTATGATGAACCTTTGAATAATATCTATAAAGGAACAGATAACTATCTACCAGAAGAAGCAAAAGGATTTAATGTAGATAATTGGTTAGTACAATTAATTGAAATATTTAAGAACTTTCCAGATACTCAGTTTCATTGGGTAGATGACCACAATAACGAGAACAAATTACAGATAAAAAATGTTAAAGGAATTAATTATAAAACACTTGACAAAGTATGTCAGGGGCGAGTATAATGACCAGAATAACTATTATAAATAGTTATGTATCGTAAGATACAATATTTAAACATACGACAACATACGAAAGGAGAAAATAAGATGTCTTTAGATAGTCTAAAAAGTAGTGGTTCGCTGAATAAGTTGCTTGATGCAGCTAAAGGTGAAACCAAACCTCAAGAGAAAAAATCATATGTAGATGAAAGACTGTGGAAACCAGAACTAGATAAATCTGGTAATGGTTATGCAGTACTTCGTTTCTTACCAGCAGTTCAAGGTGAAGACTTGCCATGGGCGAAAGTTTGGAATCATGCATTTCAAGGCCCAACAGGTCAATGGTACATAGAGAACTCTCTTACAACTCTTAATCAGAAAGACCCTGTATCAGAACACAATACTGCATTGTGGAATACAGGTTTAGAATCTGACAAAGAGATTGCTCGTAAACAAAAAAGAAAGTTACAATATTTCTCTAATGTTTATGTAGTAAGTGATACTAAACACCCAGAGAACGAAGGTAAAGTATTTCTGTTCAGATATGGTAAGAAGATATTTGACAAAATTACTGCTGCGATGTCACCTGAGTTCGAAGATGAAAAAGCAATCAACCCATTTGATTTTTGGGAAGGTGCAAACTTCAAACTTAAAATCAGAAAGGTAGATGGTTTCTGGAACTATGATAAATCAGAGTTCGAAGATACATCAAAACTTTTTGAAGATGATGAAGCAGTAGATAAAGTTTGGAAAGGTCAATACTCTCTTGCAGAGTTTACTTCACCAACAAACTTCAAATCTTATGACGAGTTAAAAACAAGACTAGATGCAGTTCTTTCTGGAACTGTAAAAGTTGGTAATGTAGCTGATACAATGGATGATGCTCCTGTAGCAACACCTAAAGTTGATACAAAACCTACAACTACAAAAGTGGAAACACCTGTGGTTGATGAAGACGATACATTAGCATACTTTGAAAAACTCGCTGAGTAACCTATTGAGTACCCCTGTAAAAAGGGGTACTTTTCTCTTATATCCCTTATAAATAACACATGGCAAGAAGTAAATATATACAAAGTGTGTTAAAAGCAGCAGGGAATAAACCCCAATCTGTCGCATGGTTTCGTAACAAAATTAAAGAATTTGGTCAACCAAAGTCTATGGACTTGATTCGTGATGGAAAAAGAACATCAATACCTACTTTTGGTCTACTAAATATGTTTGTATATGACCCTAAACTAAAGGATAAGTTGCCATATTATGACACATTCCCTTTAGTATTACCTATTGAAGATTATAACAATGGGTTCTTAGGGATTAATTTGCATTATTTGTCTATACCTATGAGAATTAGATTACTAGATAGATTAATAGAAACTGCTAACAATAAAAAGTTTGATGAATCTACAAGTTTAAATGCAAATTACAGAGCATTAAAAAAGATAGATTTAATTAAACCTTGTTTAAAAAGATATTTAACAGGACATGTTAGGTCTAAATTTAGAAAAGTAACAGCAGATGAATTTATAGTTGCAACATTACTACCTGTACAAAGATTTAAGAAACAATCTGATAATTTTGTATTTGGTCAATCAAGAGGGATGATTTAATGAGTTTTGGAAGTTTTATAGATGCAAGTTCTTCAGCAGTATTAAATGAGATATTATCAGTAACCCATGATAGTAATGGATTGGCATTTCCTTCAAAGTATGATGTGTTATTTTTACCACCATCAGGAACTAGAGGTTCAGGTGGTGTGGGTGCATCTACTAATTTATTCTCACAAGTATTATTAGGTCAAGTAGGTGGGGGAGATGTTAGAGATGTATCTTACCAATGTAACTCAATTGAATTTCCAGGCAGAAACTTAACAACAACTTCTGACGAAAACATTTATGGCCCAACTAGAGATATTGCAGATGGATTTACTTATGCTGATATTACTGGCAAGTTTTATTGTCATAATGATTATAGAGAGAAGAAGTTTTTTGAAACTTGGCAAAGACTTGCATATAATCCACAAACATTTGCTATGGGTTACTATGATGATTATGTAGGAACAATACAGATATTTCAACTAGATGCAAAAGGTAATAGAACATATGGTTGTGAATTAGTTGAGTGTTTTCCAAAATCTATCTCTGGTCAACAACTAGATGGTAGTGTAGCAAATTCTATACAAGAAGTGTCTGTAACATTTACCTACAGATATTGGAAAAACTTGACAGATGAAGCAAGTTTACCCAAACCATTACTAGAAAGATTGCAAGGAGTTCTTGCAAATCAAGTAGAGAGAAAATTATTAAGTAAAATACCTAAAGTATTAAGTAGATTATAACAATTGGAGTGAAAAATCATGGCTTTACCTAAACTTGAAACAAAAACATACACACTAACATTACCATCAACAGGAAAGGATATACAATATAGACCTTTTCTGGTAAAAGAACAAAAAACTTTATTGATAGCACAAGAATCAGAAGATGAAAAAGAAATTATGAACGCAGTAGCAGCGTTAATTGAAACATGTACTTTTGGAAAAATAGATGTACATAAATGTCCACTATTTGATGCAGAATATATCTTTTTAAGAGTAAGAGGAAAATCTGTAGGTGATAAAGTTGATTTAGTTGCTACTTGTCCAGATGATAAAGAAACTAAAGTAAATTTTACACTTGACTTAAATGATATTCAAGTGCAAATGACAGACGACCATACAAATACTGTTGAAATTAATGATGATGTAAAAATGGTTCTTAATTATCCTATCTTATCATCAACAACAGCTTATGCTAAAGACCAAAGAGCAGACATTATGTTTGATGTAGTAAGAGATTGTGTTAGTGAAATTCATTTTGGTGAAGATATATACAATAAAGTAGATATGTCAAAAAAAGATTTAGATGATTTTATTGAATCGTTAGATACAGAACAGTTTACAAAAGTACTGAATTTTTTTGAAAGTATGCCAAAATTAAGACATGTAGTAGAGGTTACAAATCCTAAAACAAAAGTAAAAAGTGAGATTTTGTTAGAGGGTTTACAAAATTTTTTAGAATAGGGCTCTCTCATGAGAGCCTAAAATCTTACTACGAAAGTAACTTTGCAATGATGCAGTATCATAAATACTCATTAACAGAGTTAGAGAATATGTTGCCGTGGGAAAGAGAAATTTACATGGGATTGTTACAAAATTATATTAAAGAAGAAAACGATAAAATAGAAAAGGAAAAAAGGAAAAATGGCTGACGATAAAGTAAATGTAGTAGAAATAGACCGTTCAACTACAACAGTAGAGCAAGGTTCATGGTATAATACCGCTGCCTCTAGTTTTGATAGATGGCGTGTATTCCCTAGATTGTTAATTACACTCTATGGATTTGCATTTTACAGAACAACAGAGTGGTTTATGACACTACCTGACCCAACTAACGCACAATCTGCCTTTGTATCAGTAATTGTAGGTGCTGGTGCTGCTTGGTTTGGATTATATGTAGGTTCAACGAGTAAAAAATAATGGCAGACGACATTAAAAAACAAGATAAGAAACAAGAAGAAAGACAAAAGAAACAAGAGAAACTTGTAGACAAACAAGAAAAGTCTTCTAAAAATAGTTCTCAAGCTATAAAGGATTATATAGCTCATGAAAATATGAAAGAGGGTAAACAGAATAAAAGAGATGGTCTTAATAAAGATATTATAGAAAGAAGGGAAAAACTATCGGCTGAAGCAAAGGGAATAAGTATAGAAGAACTAAAAAGACAGAAAGACAAAGATAAAGAGCTTACAGCTAAAAGAAAAGTAATGGCAGATGTTAAAGCTGCTGGTGGTGGGGATAGTAAACAATTCAAACAAATGTCCAAAGCTCTTGATGAAGAAGAAAAGGTAGAAAAAGAAAGAAGGGAAGGTCAGTCTACGACTCTTTTAGAAAAAATTGCAAATAACACAAAAGGTCTTGGAAAAGGTATAAAAGATTTTGTTGGTAAAACACCAACAGGATTAAAAGCAATATTAGCAGGTGTAGCATTCTTTGCTCTTGCAAAATTCTTACAATCAGGTAAATGGAAAGAGATAGTAAGTTTTATCGTAGACAATATTGTACCAGCACTTAAAGAATTTTATGATGATATTATGGAATTTGATTTCACACTAACAGGTGAGAATGGATTAATTGCACTTATTAAAGATAATTTTCTAGTTCTTCTTGGTGCTCTTGCAATACTAAAACCAAAACTTCTTTTTAATCTTGGTAAAGCTGCATTTATGGGATTATTTAATGGAATAAAATTCATGTATCTAGAGATGAAAGGAAATGCATTTGGTGTTAAATTTGCAAAAACAAAAGTTTTTATGAGTAAATTTAAGGTGGCATCTGCAGCAGTTGGAAAGGGTCTTAGATTTACAGGAAAAACAATGGGGAAAATAGCTGGGAAACCTCTTACATTGTTAAAAACAGGGGCAACTATGTTGAGTGGTGCTTTAACAGCTTTAGGTAAAGGTATATTGTTTATGGGAAAAGCTTTGATAGCTAATCCAATAGGGGCAATTATTGCTGCTGTTGTTGTAGCAATCGCTCTTATTGTTATTTACTGGGATGAAATAAAAGCAAAATTTGATGAACTAGGTGGAGTGGCAGGAATATTCTCTAGAGTAGTTGCTAATGTAAAAGATGCATTATCTTCTGTTGCAAATAAATTAATTAAAGCATACAATTTTCTTACAAATAGTGATGTAGAATTGTTTGATACTGATAGAGCAAAGAAAGTAAATGCTAAGATTGAAACCGATATTGAGACAAAGAAACAAGAAAAGAAAGCCCAACAAGATGAAAATAAAAGGGCCGAGAATCTAAGAAATCAATATGCAAAAGACCAAGTTGAGGCAACTAAGTCAATAGACGAAAAAACAGAAAAGAAAAAACCATTATCATTTGAAGAAATGACTGCAGCAAGTTTAACAAAATTGGTTGGACTAATGGATGGTAAAGGAACAAATATTACTACAATACAGAATGATAACAGTCAAAATAATAATAGTCAAAATAATACTCATACCAATACACCTATAGGAGACCCCTCTTATCCTCAACAAGTAGCTACTTAACGAGGATTTAGATGGTCTTCGGTTAGTATCTTAAATTCCATATTGTGGTCTAAACAAAACTCTTTTGCAGAATCCCATTTCGCTTTATTAATACCCCATGTTCTAACTTTATTGAACCAAGCCCCTGTTCTTCGTTTAGGACTTTTTTCTGGTGGTGAACATTGATGTTTAGGTTTAACTTCAATGATATACTTTTTGACACTACCATTTTTAGTACGAACTTTGACATAGAAATCTGGGAAGTATCTATGATAACGACCATCCCATGGTGATACATAAGGTATTACTAATTCTTCACTACCCCATTCTATAATAGATTTAGTAGTATCACAATACTTCATCATCTTTAATTCCCATGATGAACGATACACTATTTCCTTAATATCACCTTGATACTTGGCGGGGTATTTGGGTTTAAACTTTCCTTTATATGTCATAATCGTTATAAATACTTTAAATTATATAGGACTATTTATACATGGCAATAGATGTATTCAAACGACAAGGCAAATCTGCCGTTACAGGATTACTAGGTAAAAATCTCAGAAGAATTGCTGGTAATGTTGGTAGTGTACTTCGTGGTGACATAGGAAGTGATTCTTCTGAAACAGCACCACTTAATCGTAGTAAACAATCAACAAAGATGTTATCCTTTCCCATTGATGTAGGTGCAGACCCTGGCATAGGTAATCATGGACACTACATTATGTTTTTTATCAATGAACAAAAAAATGCTAAACTAAAATTCGGTGAAGAAGTAGGTCCTAATGGTATAGACACATTAGTTAATGAGGCAGAAAGTAGAGGAATTGGTGGTGTAACTAAAGAATATGATAGTAAAAAAGAAAAAAATATAGAAAAATCAAATGAAGCTACTCGATATCTTTTCGATTCTGCTGGCAATGCTACAGAAGCTAATTTAAAAATTCAAAAAGATGCTAAAAAACATGAGAATAAAGAATCACATAAAATAGATACCACAGTTGCAATACAAAGGGCACCAACAACAAGATTAGATACAGCAATAAGTATGTATATGCCGGCGCAAGTATCAGTTAAGTATAACGCTAAATACACAGACACAGAGATAGGAGTATTGACTGGTAGTGCTGTTGATGTTGTAGAAGCTTTAATGGCTGGTAAAGATGTGGATATGGATAAATTAGGAAAAGATGTAAAAGATGCTGGAGTAGCGATGGAAAAAACTGCTATAGGTATGGTGGGTGATTTAGGGCCTGGATTAAAAGGATTAAAAGAAGCAGCAGAAATGAAGAAAGGTGTTATTTCAAGTGATAGAATGGAGTTAGCATTTAAAGGTATAGACAAAAGAAGTTTTAGTTATGAATTTAAAATGATACCTAGAAGTCAAGCAGAAGCTGATGAAATAAAAAAAATAATAAATGCATTTAAATTTAATATGTTACCAGAAATGCCAAACGGTCTTGGTGGTAGACAAATGACAGTGCCAAATACTTTTGATATACAATACATGTATCAAAATGCTCAAAATAATTATTTACATAAAATATCAACATGTTTCTTAGAAAGTATGGATGTAAAATATGGTGGTAGTAGATACAAAACATTCGATGGTAATGCTGATGGAGCTCCACCAGTTGAAACCCAAATTACACTTAACTTTAAAGAGATGGAACTCATCACCAGAGAAAGAGTACACGAAGGATTTTAGATGTATTTTTCAGAATTTCCAAAAATATACTATGATGCATCTGGTCAAGGTAAACCAGTTGTTGTAACGAATATCTTGAGAAGGATAGCAGTCCGATCTAAAATAAAAGATAACGTGGTTCTTTATGACACTTATGATATAAAAAGTGGTGATACTCCAGAGAGTATTGCAC